GAGTAGAACCCTCAAACTCTACAGAGCAGTTTTCTTTGACGATTTGGAAAATTGAGAACCAAGTGGCATTCACTTGTTTCATATAGTCGCGGCTCATAGCCACGTAGGGACTTGCGATGGCATTGCCCGTTGTCGGATGCTTTGCTAAGAAACCAAACTCCGAGATAGCTTCCTCGCACTGTATCCAACGAGAGACAGACATCGCATATTGCTCTATAAGCTGGGTGTTAACGAGCTTTTCGCATCCACGCGCTTTGAGCCATTTGTAGGTGTTAACGAAGACATCCTCGGCACATAAATTTTTACCGTTTTTCTGCTTGGCTTTGAGGTATTCCTTTATGGGTGGAACATCTGCGCCTTCAAATTCAACGGGGTCGGGAAGTATCATAGCGCCTTCGATTTTGCCTTCGTTGATTTTATCTACGAGCGCCTTCTTTTTTGGTCCGGTTCCGGGGCGCGCTCCACCTCGGTTTGTACCGTCTTTAGCCATATTCTCACGCTCCTTTTTGAATTAAAAATTTGCTTTCGCGGGACCTTGATGGTTAATACCCCGTTTGAATAGGGAAAAATGCGCGTGCCAGCCCCAGCCCGCTGTCCTTGATTTAGGTCCCGGAGATTTTGACCGCCCTAGGGCATCACTTGTTGTGCCATCTGTCTCCTGACTCTGCTGTAATACGTGAGTGACAAGGCTTGCAAAGAGACATCAAGTTCGAGTCATCATTCGTTCCACCGTGACCTAACGGGAGGATGTGGTGTACTTCTTGTGCCGGGGTCAACCGTTCTGCTTTCAAACACTCCTCACAGAGGGGGTGTGCCTTTATGTATCTGTTTCTGATTTTTCTCCAAGCGGAGCCGTAACGCTCGTTACTGTCATAAGGACGTTCGTATTTGTTATATTGAGTGTTCATCACCCTGGTGTGTTCCTCGCAATAACGAGCGTGTGTCAGCTTCGGACAACCTGGGTAACCACACGGTTTCTTGGGTCTTGTCGGCATATGGCTACCTCCTTTCAACTGCATATAAAAAGCCCCACAGGAAATAAATCCTATGAGGCCGTTTCATATTCTCGTTTGCCATTATAATTATATCATAAGTCAACAGTGCATTATAGTGGCTTTTAGTGGCTTCTTTTAATTTTTGTCGAGAATTTTTTGTACTGCCTCAAGTGCTTTATCGTGTAAGCGGAAAGTCCATCGTCTGTTGAAACATAGGTCAACGGAAATCTCCTCCCAAGTGGCACCGCATAGGTAACGCTTTTCAAGAAGGGTACGGAGAACCACGTCATCAACAGCATTTATAACCGCTACGATTTGTTGTTTTACTTCGATAAGCCTATCCATATCACGAGCTATCTCGTTTTCAAGGTCTATCATCTTGCATACAGCATCCGCCATACGTGAACCACCGCGATTTGGATTTCTCGGCATTCCCGTCAGTGTAGCAGTGCAACTGGTAGCAAGCTCATTTAGGGATTGTATTTGCTCGGACTTTGCGCGTATGCGTTGGTCTAGGAGAAAGGCTTGATTCAAGAATTCTTTTGCTTCCATTAAGCCACCTCCGCACGCAATTTATCTATAAGGTACTCACCATCAATGGAAGTGAGGGTTCTGTACCAAGAGGAACGGAAGAACTCTTCGCATTCCATAGCCATCGCAAGTGCATCTTTGTTTTTTCGGTTTATGCGTAAGGCTTTTAGTGCTTTGCGATAATCCTTAACAGCCTCCATCACAATTGCATTTGCGAGATTTTCATAAGGTGTCATATTTTGTACCTCCGACTTTTTTATTTTCCTCGGATTGGCACGGATTGTCTTAGATTTGCAGATTTGCTTTTACCGCATCAATAAGTGCGGTTTGTGTATGCTCCTTTTGGGAAAGGGCCTTGATTATGCGGTTGTCTATAGTGCCTTGTGCCACGATGTGCTGCACAACCACGGTTTTAGAGGTTTGTCCTTGTCTCCACAAACGCGCCACGGTCTGTTGGTAGAGTTCAAGACTCCAGGTAAGGCCAAACCATACAAGGGTAGAGCCACCGCTTTGGAGATTAAGTCCGTGTCCGGCAGAAGCGGGGTGGATGAGGGCTACGGGGATTTCACCATTGTTCCATCTGCGGATACTCACGGAATCGTCAAGGCGGGAGAAGGGGATATGCAACTTTTCAAGCCTCTCGGTAATTCTGGCAAGATCGTGCTTGAACCAATACGCCACAAGAATGGGTTTACCATTGGATGCTTCGATAATGTCCTCAAGTGCATCAAGCTTTCGGTCGTGAATGTAGTGTGTGTTTCCGTCATCGTCATAAATAGCGCCATTTGCCATCTGTGAAAGCTTGTTCGAGAGGGATGCTGCATTTGATGCACTTATCTCTCCATCTCCTATGGAAAGAACCAGGTCTTTTCTAAGTTCGTCATAATGCATCTGCTCCTCATCCGAAAGATTCACGAGATATTCGCTCGATATAAGCTCAGGCATTTTTAAGTGGTCGGTGGATTTCATCGATATCGTGATATCCTCGATTTTTTTATATATAGCATCTTCAGCAAAGGGGAGAGGCTTGTAGCTGTAGATGATTTGCCCGTTTCGTTTGTCCGGCATAAAGTAGTCGGTGCGATATTTGGTAATAAACCGTCCGAGGCGTTCTCCCATATCGAGAACTCGGAACTCAGCCCACAAGTCCATAAGACCATTTGAGGCTGGTGTGCCCGTAAGACCCACAATGCGATTAATCTTTGCTCGCACTTTGAGAAGGGACTTGAAGCGTTTTGTATTATGGTTCTTAAAGGAAGAAAGCTCATCAATGACAACCATATCGAAGTCGAAGGGGAGAGAACTTTCCTCAATCAGCCAGCCGATGTTCTCGCGGTTTATGATATACACATCAGCCTGTCGCATCAGTGCAGCTTTCCTTTGTGCCTCTGTGCCAACTGCGACAGAGCAACGAAGGTTTTTTAAGTGATCCCACTTTTCAACTTCTGCAGTCCACGTGTCTCTTGCTACACGCAGGGGTGCGATTACGAGAACCTTATGTACTTCAAAGCTATCAAAGAGTAGGTCATTTATAGCGGTAAGTGTAATGCTTGTCTTGCCAAGTCCCATATCAAGGAATATGCTTGCAATCGGGTGCGTCTTTATGTACTCGATGGCGTAACTTTGATAATTATGCGGATTGTATTTCATCAAGGATACCTCCTATCTGGTCCTCACCATCAAGGACATAAACCTTGAAGCCAAGAGAGCGCAGTAATCGGTGTCTGCTTTCTTGCAGTGGGCGAGGGTGTTTATTTGGTGCCTTAACTTCCACGAAGCCGATACGACCATCAGGGAACATAACGATGCGGTCGGGCATTCCGTCAAAACCGGGACTTACGAACTTTGGACAGATGCCACCCCGGCGCTTCACCATCAAGGCTAATTTTTGCTCGATTTTCTTTTCTTTCATAGTGCTCCTTTCTTGGAAGGGTGACGGTCTGTTATAGTCATTACGTAAACTTTTCTATAAGGCAATTTTTACCAAAAAATCAGCCCTAAAGGGGGTTTTAGGAAATGACTGTTCCCGACCATCACCACCCCCTCATTTACTCCAGAAAATCCGACTTCAAACGCAGTCCGTAAACGAACGCACCCTTCTTTGTTTTATGGCGCGTAAAGCCTGCGGTGTCGATTGCGGAATAAAAGTCTGTGGTACTACGCGCATACTCACCGTTGCGAGAGCAGTAGGCACGGTACTCCTGGTAAAGCTCACCGGACTTTTGGGTAAAGGTACGGTCAACCTCGCAGCAATCCTCGATAAAGATGGAGAGCCAGTCGTTGTTGTTGCGATACTGCTCGATGGCATCAAGCACGACCTTGGGAGGGGAGAGCTTGCAGTTGTTTGCGATAGCCTTTTTCGCCCCCTCGATAATCCATGCAAGGATAGCGCCACCCGCATGCTTGACGAGATAGTCTGCGTAGTTTTTGATGTCACTGTTGCGTTTTATTTTTGCGTTGAAGGGGATAATGATAAGTCGTCTCCAAGTTCCGTCATCATTCGCACCAACCCTCGGTAGGTGGTTGGTATATAAGACGAGAGAATGGGTGGGTTCGTACTTGAAGGGGTCCTTATACTTCTTCTCAGCCGATATTTCATCAGTCGAGCAGAGCTGTTTTACGATAGAGGTATTAAGGCGCATACCTTCCTCAAGCTCGGCGGCAATTACGAGGCGTTTACCTTTGAGCTCTGCCATTTCGGGTTTTACATTGCGTTTGCATCCGACGGTAAGAGCATCGGCGGAGATGGAGCCACTGTACGAGCCGAGAACCTTGGAGATTGCGTTCCAGAAGGTGGACTTACCGTTACAGCCCTCACCATATGCGATGATGAGAGCTTCTTGGAACACCTTTCCGATAGCCGCAAGACCGACAGTCTGCTGTACGTAATCGATAAGGTCGGCATCACCACAGAAGAAGTTGTTGACGGTGGCAAGCCATAAGTCCATATTTTCACTTGAGGGTGCAACAGAGGTAATCTTCGTGATGAGATCTTCCGCTGTGTGCTCGTGTGCGCCACTAAGACCTAAGCGAAGGTCATAAGTAGCAACGGGGGTGTTAAGGAGATACTCCTGTGTATCGAACTCACGAATATTCCGAAGGAGCATAGGCTTTGCTGCCTGGAGTGCAGAGGTAACATATTTCATATCTCTGCGCTTCATAACGAAAGCCTTGTACGAGAGGGCAAAGCAGTATTCTGCAAAGGCTCTTTCGCTACGGTCATCGATGGCTTTTTCGAGTGCCTTTCCACCTGCAGAGAGAATGTCCTTCGCAACGCCCGCATCAAGGAGAGCTTGCTTGGCTTTCTCGACAGCAACGATAGCTTCCTCAAGCTGTCTGTCAAGGAACTCCTCGCAGGCGCCAACCGCTAACTGCCGGGACTCTGCCCAGTGCGTACCATCGAAACGCATATAGTCGGTAGAGTCGGTATATACCAGCTCACCGATATACTGCTGTGACAGAACTTTAGCCTGTCCTATGTCGGAGTAGTCGGAGGGGCGGAGACTGTAGCCTTGGTTATACTGTTCGGGTGAGATATAGCCCTCTTGCTGTTGTACTTTGGTGAAGAACTTCTGCGCCGAGTGCCATATTGTCATAAGCTCCTGGTATTCAAGAGGGGGATTGCACTTTTCAGCTTCGTCAAGGAAGCACTGCAGAGCCATATCGTTATCACCATATTTTTTGATGACACGACCTGCGAAGCGCGACATTGTGGCATTACGGCTTCCTTCGGTAATGACCTGCGGTGTGCCACGATAGCCTGTGTCCATATCTGCATCGAACTCATCGGCGCACAAGAACTCGGTAAGCGTCATCGACCCATCGACAATCTCTACCTTTGGGTTAGGTGTACCGAAGTAGAACCTTGCAGCGTCGAGTGCCTTGGTGTCGAAGTAGGGGAAAATAGCATAGAGGAGCTTTTTAAGATTGCTGTATTCTTCAGCATCGGTAACAGGGTCAATGGAGAAAAAGGTGTGGAACTTCGGTCTTGCCGGTTTTCCGTTTTTGACCTTCATATGGTTTCTGCTATAATGGACAGCAAACATAACGCCGGGGAAGGTCTCGGCAATATCTGCGGGCGTTTTCCATTCTCCGGGGTCTTCGGAATGGTCATTGTCGCATTCTACTGCGAGACAGTTGCTACCGACGTAATTGTCATTGCTGCGGTAATTGCCTTTATACTCGGCGCAAACATAATCTCGACTAACTGCCGCTATCAAGGATTGGGTGTCTGTAATATCCACACGATTAGGATAGAGGCAGTTGTCTT